ATTAGAGGTTTGCACTCTACACGACCCGCGTGTAATGCGGGGGTGAAACTAGATATGAACGGGTGAGAAGTGAGAAATGTGAAGTGCGGGACTTTTGTAGTTATTTTGAAATTTTTCGGAGGGAGTAATAATCAACTGACGGCGTCAATCCATGTGGTGCACGCTACTAATTTTAGCAACAAATACACCCCGACTGGTAGAACATACCAGGTGCGAGGCGCAAGGCCTAAAGTTTTGCGCTGACACATGCTTATGCATACAGGCGTTAAGATCATAGATAGGGTACTCATACACACATTTTAAACTAAATATATACTAATGCTATCAAAAAGGGCTGTCGTGCGTACGGACAGCTCCGTTAAAGGCCGCACTGCGCTTCGCCGGGGCGATAGCAGGGGGCGGTTTAACACCAATACCAGCACGCAAATTGTTTTGAGCAACGCGGTTCGCGACTCGACACGGAATACACCGAGTGGGTGGCCGTGTGTGCGCAAGCGTGTCAATTATGGGTGCTTTACAGGTTTTACAAGCAATAGGTGCAGGGGAAAGTGCATCGTCAACCGGCGCACGCTTACTGTCATTAGCGGTGACAGGGCGGGCCAAGGGTGGCGTAGTGGGGGAGAGTGGAATAGTAACGGCTTCCAATGCCGGATTAATCACCGTCTCGCGCCTATCACGCACACCATTGCGGTGTGGGCAGCGAGGGTGACACCCAGTCACGCAATGCGTGGTCGCTACGGGTGCCACCAGGCCAACATCACTTCCAATGATGGTGCCAGGCGGTGGGCGGACGCGTTTCGCGTCCATAAACAAAGGCTGCAGCTCATCTACATGGACCAAGCTATCTAAATGGTCACAATAAGTTTTCAACTGCAGAGATGAAATCTTCAACACATCACATGCAACGGCCTCCATGACTTCAAGGGTGGGAGTAGAAGTCAGGGAGCCAAAAGTCTTGAACATGTACGACTGGAACTGCGGTTTCAAAATCCGCAACTCAACAGGACAAGTTCGCAAAATCATGCGGGCCCAATGGGACAAAATAGGCGTCTGTGGATCGACGGCCAAATGTCCAGTGGCTTTGTTAAAGAGTGTAATATAAGGATGCACTTCTTCACGAGAAGGGTGTGCGTGCAATTTGCCCAATTGGCGTGGCAAATCGGCCATATGCGTAGCATTGGCGGTGGGAGTGGGATATACACGTCCTAAAAACGTGGTGCGCGCGTGAGACGGACGCGACACAGCCTTCAGTTTCAATCCCAGATCTGAAGTCACCTGCTCATAGATGATTGGATCGGTATCACCACTGATACCGTCATCACCACCATACACACCTAGCCGGGCAAACGCCACGGCCGGGGTGCATCCTTGACGTCGATAAACACAAAAGGCGACAAACATATTGTCCACAGTGTTCATTATCGACGTATCGGCAGCACCAGACAAACGACCGCCGTCAGGCTCGTACCTCAACCCCAAAGTTGTACGGCCGGACGCAGTGGTCATTGCTTGGTGTACCCTACGCAACACAGCGTGCTCAGAAGGTGGGAATGCACGTAAAAAGATGGCCAATTCCATGTTATACAATGCATGGGAATGGGTACCATCGAACCGGGAGAAATCCGTCTCCGTGAGTGTTCGACTAGTGCAAGCCACATAGTGGACGCGCGCAGCAACTTCATCAGGCGTCCTGCTGAACGCATAACAATGGTGCTGCTTCAACCGGGCAGATAAAGCCTGCGTGTATTGACTATACAATAAACACTGTTCGGTTGGTTGGGTAGAAATATTACGGGGATCTTTAGTAGGATCCGCGTAAACCTCGCCTTTAGTGAACGATTTCACCGTAGCATCTGGTGCTGCCAAATAATCGGCAAGCCGAGGCGATGCTTGGGCGTTGTTAGCTATTTGCGTCGCTCGCTTCTGACTTTCTATAACGTGCGATACGTCGTAAGGGGTCAGAACGTGAGGAGTTGGCAGCAACTGTTCAATAAATTCCGCAGAGAATCCTTGATATCGAGGTAAGAATTCTAGCTGTGGATTACGAACGGCCTTAATACGTTTATCAAGCGTATGCTGTTCGTTAGCGAGGGAACGCATGGGCATCCATGCGTCATCCAGCACCGGGGGACAAAGTACTCGCCCCATCAATTTCTCTTGAGGGATGAGTGATGGCAAAGCCACCTTGCGATAGGAAGCGTCTATGTCGCGCTGTGACCACGTCGTACTAAACGGGGTATGCCTGGAAACCTCAACAGGTTTAACAGGGAGCGCATTGAATATCAACGCTTGTGCCAACCGCACATCGTCACCAAAATCACCAGCCAGTAACACGACCAAGTCGTGAATTTTCATCTGGCCGATGCGGGCGCGGGTCGTAATTATTGACTCTGAAACAGGTGTAACATGTATTGATGAATACAAACCTGGAATCGATAATGACAAAAGCGGGTTATCACCGTCATGCCGTATCATGGCACTAACGGATGGTCCCGCCATCGTTTCCACCTTATGAACGAAAGTGCAGCGTTTCAGCGAATGGAATCCTTTCGGATGTAATTTCCGTCGCATACTATCTACAAAATCGGTAGCAGAGGGTACTAAGATGGCCTTAGGGGTGATGAGCACAATGGACCAGTGAGGGTTCACTGGTACTGATTCCACGGAATAGACGATCTCTACTCCAGGATAAACAGCTCGAAATGAATCGACATTGTAATCCCACAACTGATGCTTGTACGTGGCGCCGCCAGCAATAGTCATAGTTATGAAATTATCTTCATCAACCGTCCAATTCGATTCCTGGAAGGAACCGCAGGGGTCTTGAGGTGTGAACGTAAACAGCATGAATGGTTTGGCCATCCATAAATAATCCGTCCAATCCACATAATAATCAACATTGATCATTTTGAAAAAGTGAGTTGGTAGGATAGTATCCGCCCGCTCGGGCGAATGCATGTCGACGTCCCATTTATGCAATAGCGATCCATTCAAACCATTTAAAACGTCTCGTGATGACATTTGTATGCAGTAGGGCACATAACCATTGATCGAAATGTATTGGTTAATGGCCGAATCTGCCTGGTTTCGTGAACGGGCCGCTTGAGGGTGAGAGTGCAGATCCGCTACGTCGTTTAGGTGTGGTAAAACTAAACTACGGATACGGGTACGGATCGCAGAAAAATCATCTATTACAAAACGTACGTCTTTAACGCCATAGCAAGGCGCAAGGGACAACATCAAGTAAATAAAGCATGAATGAGCAAAAAGGGGAAGTATGGTCCGAAACGCAACGAAATCAAGCAGCCCCAGTAAACTGAAAGGGTACATAGATACGTGCGTACCACCATTATCATATTCATAAGACATATAACCATTGACAGGGTTGGTTTCAACCAGGTCAAAGGCCCACGCATGTACGGCTGCAATCAAGTAGCCTACATGGTGGGAGTAAGAATAAAAACGGTGGTCCAACATACTGCAAAAGCAGATAAAAATTGGAAAAACGAACAATACGGAGCGCAACAAAAACACATGTGGGTACCACCAATTAAAAACAGCAATCGACTGTTGTGCAGGGAAAGCAATTGGGGGGGTGAAATAATGCAAAAATGTTTGGGTCGGGGGATAAACCTCGACGTCATGCGTGCCAACAATATAGGGATCAACCCGGAGTAAGCGACGCACGGAGTTCATAAAAGATGAGCGCCAAAAAGATTGCAAATAGTAAAAACGTGAATACCTAGTAAGTGTAGCGTGCGGCAGGACGACGTGTTTCCTCAACAACATCGGGTGCATCAGTTGCTTCACATCTTTGCGAAACAAGTGGTATACCCCTAGTACTGCTAATACTAAGAGCATAGAAACAGAAAAAGTATAGAAAAATAAACCAAATAACTCAGCAATAAGGCTGGAAAAAGTAGGTTGAGAATCTGTGGACATCTTGTGTATTGGCAATTATACGAGTTGCGATCG